ACCTGCAACGTTTTCATTCAGAGCCAGGAGGACGCCTGGCAGGTACTTAACGATCTCGCCGCGGTATTTCGTGGAATAACGTTCTGGGGCAACGATCAGATTTATGTCCAGGCAGACGTCCCGCAGGACGATGTTGACTGGGTTTATAACGCCTCAAACGTTATCGATGGGCTGTTTACTTATGCGGGCGGCTCATACAAGAATCGCTACAGCTCCTGCCTCGTGTCCTGGTCTGATCCGCAGAACCATTACAGCGATACCGTTGAGGGGGTCTACGATTCAGAGCTTGTAGAGCGTTACGACGTCAGGCAAACGTCCCTGACCGCAATCGGCTGCACCTCGCAAAGTGAAGCGCACCGGCGCGGTCGCTGGGTATTACTCTCCAATGCCAAAGACGGGACCGTATCGTTTGGGGTGGGGCTGGACGGCTATATTCCTCTGCCCGCTGAAATTATCGGTGTCGCCGATCCTTTTCGTTCCGGAAAGGAGAACGGGGGCCGCATAGTGGCGGTCAATGGCCGCCAGATTACGCTGGATCGAGAAATAGATTACGCAGCGAAAGACCGGTTGGTGGTTAACCTGCCCGACGGAAAAGCCCAGACGCGGACAATCAGCGCGGTGAGCGCCGATAAAATAACGGTGACGGTGGCTACGGCCTTCAGTCAGGCACCTGCCGCTGGTGCTGTATGGGCGATAGACAGTGATAACCTCGCGATACAGTACTTCCAGGTCACTTCAATCGCTGCCAACGATGACAGCACAGGCGGTTTCACAATTACGGCCGTTCAGCACGATCCAAACAAATACCGTTACATCGATGACGGCGTTCGGATCGAGTCGCCCCCGATCACCGTCACGCCGATAAGCGTCCTGTCTGCACCGAAGAATATCTTGGTGACTGAGAGCGATCATGTGTCTCAGGGGCTGACTGTAGCAAGCCTGGACGTGTCATGGGATAAGGTGGAGGGCGCAATCCGGTATGTTGCCCAGTGGCGTAAGGACAACGGGGACTGGATAAACGTTCCGGTTACCAGCGCGCAGGGTTTCTCGGTTCAGGGCATTTATTCGGGCAGCTATGACGTGCGCGTCCGGGCGCTGAATGCGCAGGATACGTCGTCACCATGGGGATACGGTGAAACAACTTATCTCTCCGGTAAAACGGGAAAACCGGGTACTCCGCTCAACCTCCTGGCGTCCGAAGATGTGGTCTGGCATATCGACCTGACCTGGAAATTTCCGGATGGCTCAGGCGATACGGCCTATACAGAGATTCAGCGCGCCACAACTGCCGACTACGCCAACCCTGAACTGCTGGTCCTGGTGCCGTACCCGGCTGCAGATTATCAGCATGGCCCCATGCCTGCCGGCGTTCGCCAGTGGTACCGGGCCCGCCTGGTTGACCGCATTGGTAATCAGAGTGATTGGACCGACTGGGTTCGCGGTATGTCAAACGATAACGCCGATGATTATCTTGGTGATATCGCAGACGATTTCCTTACCTCTGCCGACGGGGAGCGCCTCACCGGTGACATCGATACCAACATTGAGGGAATTCTTCAGAACGCCCTGGCGAACCACGGAACAGTTGAGCACCAGTGGGCACAATACGGGGAAGTGCGTGCAGATATTCTGGTTGTTAAAACTACAGTTGCTGAAGTTGATAAGGCAATGGCCGAACTATCAACGCAGGTACAGGCGCGGATAGAGGACGTCACTGCTTCACTGGAAGACAAACTTACAGCCGTCGTCGATGCCTCCGGTGCTTCTGCAATCTACACCCTCAAAACAGGCGTGAGGATAAACGGGATGATGTACAACGCCGGGATGTCGATTGCCGTGCTTGCTGAGGCCGGGAAGCCGGTAGTTACCCGTGTTGGTTTTAACGCTAATCAGTTCGTGCTGATGAGTGGCAGTAGTAATACGCAATATTCACCGTTCGCGGTGGTTAATGGCCAGGTCTTTATCAGTTCAGGTTTTATTCAGGATGGGACTATCACTAATGCCAAAATCGGCAACTTCATCCAGTCTAACAATTACGTCCCAGGACAGGCCGGATGGAAACTGGACAAAGGGGGTTCCTGGGAAAACTACGGCAGTGACGGGCAGGGCGCAAGAAAGACCACGAACGTTACTGACAGCATCAGGGATGCGAACGGCGTCCTCCGCGTACAGATTGGTAAACTTACAGGGGTATTTTAATGACGTGGGGCATTCAGACATGGGATGCCAATGGTAACCCGAATAATTACGGTATTAAGCCAGTATCTGTGGTCGGACGTATTCAACTTTCTGAGGGGCAAAACTCCGGAAGCTGGTCGTTTACAATTCCGGCAGGAATGAAGGTCGGGTTTGTCGTTTCTCTGGATAGGGGAGCGGTCTCGGTGGGGCGCCGTATCGTCGCCAGCGGAAATACGATAACTCTTGGCGCGGCAAACAGCGTTGGGATTGGAAACTATCCAGCCTCTGAATGTGAGCTCGTAGTTTTTGTGGAGAAGGCATAATGGCAGATTATGGCGCACTGATAGCTCTGGATAATGGAAATCCCTTTATTACGCCACAGTCCACACCATTTTGTCTCTACAGGATGGTAGTGGTTGACTCAGTAGCAAGCGGGGCATATCACGGTGCATCTGCAACAATAGCTCTGGATGTTTCTTATCCGGCAATGGTTTTTTGCAAAACGAGTGATACTGCTCAGCCTACTATGGTTACTGCAGCCAGATCAGGAGGAAATATTCTTGTTGGATCGAGCAATGCCTATGGACAGTCACATACCTTAACGGCTTACATCTTTGCTATTTATCCTCAGACATTGCCCAAATGGGGATTTGCTGTCTGGGATGCCACCGGGAAGCTGGTTCTGACAAACGAGAGTCGGATACTGAGCGACCTTGTGACTGTTGGGACGCCAGGAGCTACGACAGGTGGAATTAATATTGACGTCACTCTGCCTGGTAGTTATGCGGTGGCACCCGCTATTCTTGGCTCCCAGATCATCCAGAACAATAACACTAAACCACCCACTATTGTGAATATCACTGCCTACTCAGGATGTCGGTTTAATGGTTCATCAACCAGGATTAATGCGGCGCCTTCGACAACGGCTACCGGTTCTGCTGCGGGTGGGACTACGACTGGAATAGCTTTGACGGCAATCAACACGACTGCATTCGATTAATTGATCGTTTAAAACGATCAATTAATCGATATTGATCTGCTCAATCTATTTTCATTAATTTTCCCGTCAGGTTAAGTTTCAAAGTACGAATTACCTCAGGGATAAAAAATGAAAAAAATACTCGGTAGTTTGCTAATTGTCTGTCTTCTTTCTGCTTGCTCAGCAAACATCTTTGAGAAGCAGCTTCCTGTGTGTGAGGCTGTAACCCTTTTAGGTGGGCAGGAACAAACCGTACAGATATATGGTGTGCGACAAGTAGCAAACCAGGTTGAATACAAAGCTGGATATCCTTTCAGCTGGCGGTGGATAAGTAAAAACAACTTCACCAGGTCAACCTGTTTAAAATGAACAACACGAAAACCCGCTCCGACGGGTTTTTTTATTATCTGAATTCAGGAGTCCTTTATGTCGGCAGGTACCATCACCCTGACAAACGGGTCCGCTATTGTTGGCGGTTCTGGAACCTCATTCGCAACAGAACTCACCGCAGGTGACTTCATTGTTTCTACTGTGGGCGGGGTTCCGTATACGCTGCCAGTGAAAACAGTCGACAGTGACACGCAGCTCACGCTTGTCAGTAACTTCACCGGGCCAATGCAATCCGGCGCTGCATGGTCAGCCGTCCCCCGCGTGGCGCTGAACATGGTAACTGCCGCGCTAGTGGCGCAAAGTGCTGAAGCGCTGCGTGGACTGAATTACGACAAACAGAACTGGCAGCAGGTTTACAGCGCCGCTGGAAACATCACAGTGAAGCTGCCAGACGGCACTACCTTCAACGGCCCTTCATGGAAATATCTGTCTGACAATATGGCAACGAAGAGCGGCGGGGCCGTACCTGTTAACCAGGGCGGTACCGGTTCGACAACCGAATCAGGCGCTCGCACAAACCTCGGTTTAGG